CATAAACCCAGCCGACGCCGACTCATCAGATGTGAACCGCTGGTTCGTCTGAAGCGATGACCAGTAGAAACCAAAGTAGTTGGTATCACCGACAATCACATCAGGCCGATCCGCACCACGAATAGTAGCAAGCCACAACGTGTTCATGGCCGACTGGATCGTAGTAGCAGAAGCAGTTACGCCTGCGCCCGAAAAATCATAAACCTGATTCTGCCAGAAATCGTAGGTCGTGCTGTTAATCCCGCCGACCGTGTTACCCACGGTGCCAGGAACAACAAGCTGAAGACCACCAAGCTCTTTAGAGTCGGTTCCGGTGCCGTCTGCATAAAGCGCAGCCGCCATCGTGTTTTTCAGAGATTTCTCAAGGTTCCGAATGCGGCTTTTGAGAAGATTAAAGATCTGCTCTGAGCCAGAGTTTTCGACTTGCTCGAGACCGGAGATCACCACGTTGCCCGCCAACTGCTTGTAGTTGAACTCAGCGGCGGTGAAGACATTGCTCGTTGAAGTGTCGAGTACCTCGTAACCCGAATACCACTTGGTGGTCGAGTTCGTTGCGTACTCTAGCTCTTGAACAATAGTCCGGCCAGTTGCGGGGGACTTGTTCCCCTTGGTGTCAATGTGGCGAAGCAACGCATTGTTGTTGGTTACGTTGTCGGCCATCGTCTTGGAGTAACCAGCAAGTGTGGTGGTTACAATTTCGGTGTAAGTAGCATTAGGAGAAGCCATTTCTCTCTTCCATCAAAATAGCAATGGCAAGGCCCTATGCTCGAGCAGTGTTAATCTTGTCGCGTAAAATTTCATCGAGACCCGTAGATGTGACTACTCCATTAGGTGGAGAAGTAGATCGAGAAGGCCGAGTTTTTTTGGCTTTATCTATAGCCGCTTTTCTCTTTGCGTCCTCTTTATTGCTTACGGTCAGCCGCTCCTTTTCCAACGTCTCTTTGTAGAGGCCGTCATCTAATCGAAGCGCCATGTCGTATGCCTTACCCAAATCTTGGGTCTCTCCGGCAGTTACGAGCCGCGACATCCGTTCACGCACCTGTTCAAAATGAGGATGCTTGAGTTCTCCATCTGCGTTTTTATCATTCGCAAATTTTACAACAACATCCTCTAGGCTTTGGTAACGATCTTGATGTTGCGACTGGGCCAACATATTAACTTGCTGTTGCGTTTGGGTTAATTGCTGTTGCAGTTGCTGTGTATGCGGATCTGTAGCGTATTCATCTACATAATCCGCGCCCGAATCGCCTGACGGAAGCTGAACGCCATAGTGCTGGGCGAGTTGCTGAAGGGCTGCTTTGGGGTTTTGCCGTAGCGCATTGTCATAGGTCATAAGACGCGAAACATACTCAGCTTCGCTAATCCCGTGGGCCTGCATCTGCTTCTTATACGGTGCCAAAACTCCATTTAAGCCTTCTAGCTGCTTACGCTGCTCTGATAGCTCAGTCGTCTTGCGAGTAAACGCCGAGTCCCGTTCTTTCTCCCGGTTGAGCATAAAATCCTTCTGCTCATCGGGTAGCTGATCGAACGCTTCTCTTTGTTCAGCAGGCCATGTCTTTGGTGCGGCTAAAGCATCCGGCTCTGGCTCCGCTTCAGAATCTGGATCATCTGATAGAGGAGTGGCTTCGTCTTTGCCTTCTTCATGGCCTTCGGCGGCTTCGTTCGATGGGTCGTCTGATTCGACTTCGACGTTTTCCGCGCTGGTATCACCGGCAATGGCTCGTGGGTTTACAGAAGTGGGTCCAGCATTGCCTTGCGTGAACTCTCCTGAGATGACGCTTTCTAGTACGCCATCAAGTGTAGTCGGCTCTGACGCTGGCCCCGGATCAGGGGTGCTTGTCTCAGTTGTTGACATTTCTAATTGTATCCCAGTTAGAGGGGCGTTCACTTCCGGTCCAATCGTTGCCGGTTTGGCGAACATTATGTTTTTTCTCGTGTTCCCGCAATTCTGACCGGCTAGTTACATAGCTACCGTCTACAGGACTTTGGAAAGGCTCGATGTCTCTAATAATGTTGTAAGCAACTTTTTGGCTTGCGGTTTTAATGCGAGAAACAGCCTTGCGTTTGTCCCACTTAATCTCGTCGTAGTTGCTTAGATATTTCTTGTTCATCGTTGGCCCTCTGCCATACGCATTTCTGCTTCTAGCAACGCCAAGTCTTCTTTGCTTTGCACACGTTCAGAGGACGCTCGGCTTTTTTCTTCTATTTCTGCGGCTGTCGCCCGCTCACGCGAACTAATGTCTGCCAACTTGCCCTCTTGTTTTAATTGCTCACGCTGCATTTCAGCAGCAATCTTTTCTTGTTCGAGCTGCTGCTCTGGCGAGGTTTGAGGTTGCTGCTGTGAAGCCTGCAACTTCTGCATGACAGAGGCTTCCGTTTCTTCAATGACCTCTTCAAACTGTCGGCCAACTTTCCATGCACCCGATACAAATTTGAGTATCTGGAAAGCAATCGGCGTTAGCTCTGGAGCAGCTTTTGTTGCCTCTATTGCTTGGACTAGATACCCGCCCATTACGTTGGCGAACTCTATTCGGGTTCGTTTTATTTGCTCTTCGTCATCAAAGACGGTGCTATCTGTCTCTACGTCGATTTGATAGCTACGCAACTTATCGTTACGCATGATCTCGACCATCTCTTCGGTGATCTCAATGCCGGTAATACGCTCCAGAATTTCTGGCTCGTAATTCTCTGCAATCAACTCTGCTTTGATGCGGAAAAGATCGCGGATGTATTTAGATATGTCTTCTTGGCGTAGCCGTAACCGCATAGAGCCGTACTGCGCTTTGAGCTGTTGCGCTGTTGCACTCTCGCTGGCCTTTGTGCCGCCGCCTCGAATGATGTCCGAAATTCCAGTGATCTCATAAATCGCCTGCAACACCTGGTTCCGCTGGTTGTATAGGCCAGCAAGAACCTGAGTGATCGAAGAAATGTCTTCTGTTTGAAAAGCGCCAGCTAATCCGCCTTTTTGAGCCAGATTTGCAAAGTTATCACTTGGAACGAACTCATTGTCTGATGCGTTTGCTAGGTGCGCCAACTCTGGAATGCTTGCGTCATAGACGCCCCGGCGCTTTAGCCCTTCAATTAGGTTTGTAATTCGAGTGGTTACGCGGTCAAGCTCATCTGCTTGGTCTTGGTAAAGCGTAAACTCTGGAACCGGAACAGACGTGTTGTTCGTGTGGACTGCTATTAGCGGCGTCGGACACGGGAAGAAGTTTTCTAGGCTATACGGGTCGTCGTCATCTGCCAGAACATCCTTGTGTCCTGTTGCAACGAACAAACGCCGCCGCTTTACCTTATCCCAGATTTCCCAAACTTCGGCGCGGCTGTAGCTATCGTCTGCATCTCCAGAGTCTGGGCGTTCTGGACTCCAATTAAGGGGAACGTCTTCTGCGTTATCAAAACCACGGCCAACAAGTTCTTCTCGCGTAAGCAAGTGTCGCCGTGCCCGCCATGAAACGTCTTCTGATCTACGGCTTGGGCTTTCTCGGTAATCTTGCCAGTGAACGTACTCAAATCGGCAACGCTGATCGCCAAGACGTTCAACTTCTTCTTCTTCTGTAATGTTTACGCCGTCGCCTTTAATTTGGATCTTTGTTTTTTCTTTAATAATTATCGGCTCATAGACAACCCACACTACCCCGCGTCCAGGCAACAGATAGTCTTCTAGCGCAGCGCGAACAGGCAGCGCCGAATCGTAGGTATCCATTTCGTAAAGAAGCGCACGCTCTAGTGCGATAGCAACTTGTCGTGCCGCAGCGTCACCGCCGCTAAACCGACGACGAACATCAGGCTGGGCCATGCGTGCAAACAGTGCGCCCTTTAGCGTCTCGGTATTAGCCCAAAGAATGTTGAAGCGATGGCTGAGAGGTCCAGAAAGTCCGGTATCCCGCTCGTCACGGTATCGTTCTACAACACGAATGCCGCGATCCCGCCAATCACGCTCGAAATCACTGGCTTGGTCAATCTCACGTTGCCAGTAACGAGCGGTGCCGTAGAGCTTTTCTTGTTCTGCCTGGGTGCTATCTGCCATTTTATATTAACGGCTGCATTGATTGTGGCTGCATCTGTTGCATCGGCTGCTGCATCGGAGCGCCCATCATTGGTTGCTGCATCTGCTGCATTGGCGGCGGCGGTGGCCCCATCGACATCATCATGGGAGCGGGGCCAGGAAGTAGGTCCGCAAGATCAACTTCTTCTTCAGTCTTGCTCTTAACTGGAACGCCGCTGTAGTCGCCAGGAACCTGTTCGGTTTCGACTGTAATTTTAGCAGTAAGATTTCCCAGAATTTCACTGAGCATAGCGGGGTCTTCTTGGTATGAACCAAACTCCCCGCCCATAGGCCCCGGAATCGCTAAACCGCCCTGGGGACCAAACCCTTGCGGCATAGGCTCACCATAATTAACAGCCATCAAATTCTCGGCTCCGAATGATTTGCGGAATCAAAATCGTGCATTTCCCACAAGTCGTCAAGGCTAGGTTTTTTTAACATCTCTTCTTGCCAGTCTGCGGGCGGCTCTTTTGGTTTTAAATCTTTATAGGCAATAGCCAAATATCTGAAGGCATCTGCGGCGTGCGAGGCCCAATTATGCAGTGGCGTTTTCTTAAATACGCGCTTTACGTCGTCATATTCACGTTGATATGAGCGCAACGCATTAATGCCCTGCTCGCAATTTAATTCATCAAAATAGCAGTGGTGTAACAGCAACCGACCAGCGTTGATGCCGTCTGCAATCTTGTGATTTGGGACAATCCGGGGCCGTCTGCCCATGTTTACTAGTGTTTCTGCGCGTGTGCGGCCTGTTCCTAGCTCGCGAACCTTGGCATCGTGCGGCAACCAGTCATCGCCGTACCAATACCCTTTTCCCGTCATAATTTTGACGTAATGCTCAAGTCCTACGTTGTTGTGTTCGTAGTAATCAATGATACGAACTTCGCCCATAGTGACTTGGAAAAACCAAAGAGCGCACGAATCAGCGATACCAAGATCCCAAGCAACGTGGACAGGGATCGCCGGATCATGCTCAACACGGGATATACGACCCTCTTTATCTGCATCTTCAACCAATCCTCCGTAATAGCTGCCTTTGATCGCAGCAGTCCAAGAACACTCAAATTCCTGGAGATATTCATCTTCACCCATTTCGCGCTTTGCGGCTGCAAGCTCGTGCGGGTCGATAACCCCTGTCTCTGAGGCCCTATAGATATTTCGGTACCACTCCTTATCCCCAGCGGTATCCTCATACAACCGCCAAAAGTGGTTTCTCCCCTTTGGCGTCCCAATAAATATGGCCCAGCCCTTCCTATCTACCAAAGCGGGCCTGATGACCTCGCTCCAGACCCTGGGCGACATATCGGCATATTCGTCCAGCACAACGCCATCTAAGAAAATCCCGCGCAGCGCATCAGGGTCATCTCCGGCCCCAGCCAGCCTAATACGGCTACCGTTAATCAAATCAACCCGTAGCTCTGACTGGTTAATCTTGGTGCCGGGTAAATCCTTGGCGTAGTAGCAAAGGTAATCCCAGGCGACTTGTTTGGCCTGCCGATAATACGGGGCCAGGTACATAAACCGGCCGTCTCCGCGCTCGGTTTGTATCTCCAGCGCCTTACGCAGCAGCTCTGTCACCGCATAAACGCTCTTTCCCCAGCGTCTATGGGACACGCAAATCTTGAACCGAGACTCATCTTTGTGCAGGTCGAGCTGCTGGGGGCGTGGGGCGTAGGGTATTTCTATCTGCACAAATCAAGCCGGTTCATATTTGCGTAGAGTCTCGGCCGTTCATTCATGCGGCCTCCCTTGAATTAGCAAGGGCTGCCTTATTGCCTGTGAAGTCCTCCCAGCGCTTTACGATCACGTCGCAGTATTTGGGGTCGAGTTCCATCGCGTTACAAGTGCGACCTGTTTTTTCACTAGCAATGATGGTCGTACCTGAACCGCCAAATGGTTCGTAAACCAAACCACCCGCCTTTGTGCTATTTTCTATATAATGGACAAATAGATCAACGGGCTTCTGGCTCATATGTTCCTTTTCTTTGGCGTGCCCACACCTAAACGATTGGGTCGAACTTGGGTTGTTGATTGTTTGGGCATGACCCTTGAAACCGTAGAACGTAAATTCCAGGTCTTTGAAGTACCACCTGTTGGGGATTCCATTCGGCTTCACCCATGCTAAAATATTATGGTAACGCCATCCGCATTTTTCCGCACTTCCAATAATATCGCTTAAATTCCGGTCATTACTCATAATATAGCAATCGGCATCCGTATCGCACACAGCGAAGGATAGAGGCATCCAATCATCAAACTCCGGGACTTCAAACATTGCTCCATGATTTACGGGGTAATCTTTTCCCATCCATCCGCCTTTGATCATTCCTGGTTTTTCATAATGGGTTTTGGATGTTGGTGTGACCAAATATGGCGGGTCTGTTACCAAGGCCGAGGCCAAACTGTCACCCATCAGCTTCTCCACCGCATCAATGCTGGTGCTGTCACCGCAAACCAACCTATGCGGACCCATCAGCCAAACATCACCCGGCTTTGTCACGGGATCGTCAGGCAGTTCTGGAACTTCATCAGGGTCGGTTTTGCCTTCCTCAATAGGGTCGGCCATAAAAACGCCAAGCTCGTCAGCATCAAACCCAGTCAGGTCTAGCGGGAACTCTAGGCTTTCTAGCTCGCCTAGCTCCAACCGCAGCAATTCTTCGTCCCACTCAGCTTCTTGGCCCACCCGGTTGTCCGCAATCCGGTAGGCTTTGACCTGTTCGGGGGTCAGCCCCGCAGCAACGTGGACTGGAACCTCCGTCATCCCCAAGCTCCGCGCCGCCTCTAACCGCGTGTGACCGGCGACCACCACCATATCGGCATCGACAACTATGGGCTGTTGCCAGCCAAACTCCTGCAAAGAGGCCGCAACCTTAGATATGGCCGCATCATTGCGCCTGGGGTTCCGCGCATAGGGAATAACCTTGCCAATAGCGACGGATCTAGTCTGCATTATCTTTTTGTTTTCCTGGGGTTACATCAATTACTTCATGTTCCACCTTAGGAGGCTCTAGGGCAAAGCTGACAGTAATCCGCTCTGGCAAGCCCTCGTGGATATTCTTCACCGTATCGACCCAGCCAGCCCTAGCCTTTAGCCAAAATATGCTAGCTATCGTATCCTTGCCCCCGCTGGCTCGCTCGTACAGGCTCCGGGCCACACTCAGGTTCGCCTTCGCGGCACCCGTATCAAGCTCGTGCCGGTAAAACTTACGCAACGTCTTCGGCGTTATATCCAGCAAGGCGCTAATCGAGATCTGGTCCAGCCCCATGCCCACGGCGCTCGTCACCATCTTGCGGGTCGTATCGATAGGCTTATGCGCTGGCCTGCCAGCCCCGGCCCGCAAAGATCCGGGCGCCACTTCAGGATCATCATCAACGTCGGCCTGGGAACTCATCTTTTTTATATATCCCAATTTTAGGGAAACCCACAACCCGGGGGGCGGTGTCTAGTTATATTGGTGTCCTTTTTGGACCCCTTAATAGGGGGGGGCATAAGCAAAGGCTCAAATGAGAGGAGTTGTTGTGCGCAGGTTATGCCAGCTAGGCCAACGCAACGGCCCCCCGGCCCCGGAACCGCAGAAATCTGCCAGAAATGAAAACCTGCCCAGGGACCCCTTT